ATACCGACGTCGAGACGTGTCCCGTGCCGAGTCACTTTCTGGTGAAAACATCAGAAACGACGCGTGGGAAGGGAAAAAACCCTGGCAAGGACTTTTACGCCCGCGCGAAAGCTCATAAGCGCGGAGGCGGTAAGAAATTGAAAGTGACGCATGAGGACTATGAGTTCTATCTCAAGCGTCGCAACAAGGATGAACCAATGACCTTGTTTTTCAACCGCTACCTCACTTGGATGGACGATGCCAATCGTGAGGAGGACGAGGATGAGATAGATTGGATGGATGATCGATATCAATGGGACATGACGCGACAGTCGAGTGTCCCACAGATTGAATCCGTTCCTGTTCCTAAAGCTAAGCAGGAACAGACTGTCTCAGCAGAGAGAGGCTTTGAAAACTTGACTGATGACGAGAAGCGCAAAATTTGCGCATCTACGTTCACAGTGACGACCGCCAAAGGCGTTCGGGCGCGCGGTTTCGTTGTGCGCACAAGTGATGGCTCAAAAGTCTTTGTGACCAATTCCCTTGCTCACTTAGAACTTGACTCTGGTACGACCAGCTGTCTCATGACGGTTGATCGTGACGTCCATGACACAAAGGACAGTAAACCGCCGTTCAAATGCCAGTTCGAATTGGTGAAGAACGGTGGTGGTGTGGTTGACAATGCAGACTTCTGTTATTGGAAAGTACCTTCGCACGGCAAATTCAACGACGCGCCGAAGGAGACCCCATTTGACGTCCCGAGAGGACATCAGGTCGCAGATCTCAACCTTGAGAAACCAATTTTTGTCGTTGATCAAAAGCTTGATTCCGACTCCTGGAAGATAGGGGTCGTGGCTATTACGACAAATGGCGGGATGTGTCAGTACCTTTCGGACACAGAACCCGGCTCCAGTGGATCACCCATTTTTCAGCGCAACTATGATGGTACACCATGCCTTATTGGCATGCATTGTGGACGCTTGACGATGGGGAGTGACAAACGCCGAATGTTCATACCATTCGGCTCCGCTACGCTTTTTCACTAAAGTCTCTTGGGGCCACCGCGCCCGGGAGACTTAGGTGGAACAAGCGGTACGAGACTGAGTTACGGACTCGGGGCTTCGTTGGATTCGACATGTACGCTATGTGCGATCCTCGATGGAGCCCCGTTAATTCAGTTAAAGATCATATGGATGATTCGTGCCACAAAGTGGATGCAAGGGCTGTACGTTACCTTGCACGTCATTTGAGGTACCGGGGAGCATCACTCTCCTCGGGTTCCGCTCTGACTCCAATCCTTGACGTTTTTCGGGATATGGATATGAGTACCTCCGCTGGATTTGGTTACACCGACACTGTTGCCCACAAATTTGGTCTGATGCATTCTTATGAACATAATGCGTTAGACTCCTACGAAAGCTGGTATAACAGCCTGCCTAGTGGGATTTTCTCTTTGGATGTACTTACGAAAGAACAATTACGTCCAGAATTTATCATGAAGGTCATCGTGAAAGAAGAAGTGTCAAAGATAGAGAAAATTGATAGTGGGGATCATCGAACGGTTTTTGTCGAGACTTTCCTGAAGACGGTGCGTAGTAAGCACGAACAGGAACGACTTAATCGTCGATTGACCGAGTGTGGATTCATGTTTAAGGGACATGATGCTCGCGGGGCCATTCGTGATTTATATTACGAGTGCATGAATCCACAAGTCTCCTCTAGCCAAGGAGACGCCAGCAAACTCGACCGTACGTTGGCTCGAGAATTGTTGGATCAATGTTTTGATGTAAGAAGCCTGCTGGGTGGCAAGTCATCTCCCGGCATGCGCTTCGCGAGTACGCATCCTGTTGTCAGTTTCGTTGACGAGGATGGCAAGTTAATGCTCGCAAAATTGGCGCGCCCACAGACATCGGGCAGAGACAGTACGACAGAGGACGACTTTATCGCTATTGCCCTGGTGATCGCTGAGGTGCTACTTGACCATGGAGTTCCTGAGGAACAATTCCTGCTATCGGGGGTTGGAGACGATTGGACTTTGAGAGTTGATAAGAAGTATGACTATTTACATGAGTTAATTGCAGAACGTTTTGCAACACATGGACTTAAAATGAAAATGTGGAGAGTGACGCCTACGAGCTTTCACTTTCTTGGTGCCGACATTGCCTGGACGAAAGATGGGTATCAGCCTGTCTGGGATCTTGAGCGTAGTGCTGTCAGACTCGCCTATCGGGAAAAACCGACGCGGGAAACTGACTTCATATACGCTATGCGCATTGTTAGTATCTTGTCATTTAATGTCTATCATCCGAAACGACAACAGATGTACGAATATCTGAAGTGGTTTATGGAGACTCATAATGTCAAAGCTTCCGAAAAATCGATCGTTTTGAGGACCCTTGAGAATGCCAATCAGTACTATTGGCGCAAGGATTCAACACCGGGAGGGCCAAATTTGGATACGTTGGCCATGGTTAATAAAGCCAAGCAAAACAAGACTATGCAGTCTTTAAATGCACGCTTCGCGGCAATGCAGACACAACTGAACAAAAAGGGGGGAAAGCCTAACCCCAAAAAGAAGGCAAACAAGAAGAAGCCGAAGAAAATGAAGAAACCAAAAGGGGGAATGATGGAGCATGTAGGCCATCGCCTTACAGAGGGTGAAGAGTGTGGCTGGCGCTATGGATTGGCGCTGGCATATCCTTTTCATCCTGACGCGATTGGAGCTTGCGTGCCGAAGTTTCCCTGCGGTGAGACACAGAAGTTTTCGCCTTGGGTCAAGGGCACTTTCGTTACCAATGCCGCCGGAGACGGCTTCATTGCGTGCCAACCCTTCGCGTTCTCTGACAACACAGCAGGTCTTCATGCTTGTTACTTTTCGAGCAACACCGCTACGTACGTCAGTACTGGCATTCCCGCTTCAGGTGCAGTAGGAACATCCACCGTGGGCACCAATGCCCCGTACGCAAATGGGCAAATTGGTGTCAGCAATCAGGCCTTGAAAGCCAGGTTAGTTGGCTGTGGACTTCGCGTTCGCTATTTGGGTCGTGAAGACGCTATGGCAGGGCGCGTTTTGCTTGTGATGTCCCGCGACGGTGAGGGTGTTGATGGATTGGTTGTTTCTGCAATTCTGGCGCGTCGAAATTCTGTTTCGTTTCCGATTTCACGTGACTGGATTCATGCCATTTGGGCTCCTCAGGACACTGGGGACTTTGACATGCAGACCTATGCTTTTCCTTCATCATTCCAAACCGGTGGAGGCCCAACGAACGATGTTATGGGCTTCGCGGTGACAGGTGGTCCTGCTTCCACTTCCTTTGAGTTTGAGTTCATTGCTCATGAGGAAGTGAGTGGGTTGCCTTCTGATGCTTTGTGTTCGCCAAACCACCCGGTTAATGCCGCAACGGTGGAAGCCCTTCAACAGGTGGCGATTTCGATCTCCAATTCTCCTTCCCCGACGACCACGCCCACGGCGCAGATCTTGGCAAATGGCAGAGCCTATTACGAACAGGTATCTGACATTGTCAATGACAAGGCGACCAGAAGCATTGTCGGGGCTGTTTGGGGATCGATTATTGACTCCTTTACTGGCTATCGAGTGGATACAATTGGTGCCGGCCGAATGAACGCGGCCGCTCTCCAGCTGTGACAACTTCTTGTTAAATGGGTGTGGAAAAAGAGTTTGTGTTTTTCTCTGTTACCACTTGCAACTACACGTAAGAATGGGAAAGGAATAATTGATAAAAGGAATGTGGGCATATAAAGTGCGAGTAAAATCGTTTGTTTGTATACACTTTCGGAGGGTGTTTGACAATGTGCATCCCCCTACATTACCGAGGGCCTAGCCAGCCCCTATCTTTTGTTTCCTGACTGTTGTGATTTCCGTAACCAACAAATTGCTGGTGAAAGTCCAGTTAAAAAGAACGGAAAATGAAT